TCTCAACTTACGCCATCAAGATGGCAATACGTTTAATAAAACTACTTTGAGGAATCTGTTATGAAACGTCTAAACGCGCTTAAAAAGTTCGGTAAACAAGCGGTGGCAACCGTCACTGTTGCGGTGCTTTCTGTCCCTGCTATGGCGGCGGAAGGTGGTGCAGCTGACCCGTTCTCCGCTATCGACTTATCTGGTGTGGCAACCAAAATCGGCGCGGCAGGTCTGGTGATTGTCGGCATTACTATGGCTTACAAATCCATCACCCTTGCTAAGCGTGCTGTGAACAAGGCTTAAGTTTATGTTGGCCGTTCTCCACGATGTCCAACTCATCGTCTTTGTGCTTTTGGGTGGCATTGCCGGATACGTGGCCAGCCAAAACTTTCGAGGATAAGGGGGCTTCGGCTCCCTTTTTTATTGGTTTGTTGCGATGAATATTAGTCTCACTTTTCGTTACCTTATTTTTTTCTCTCTCTTATTTTTAGCCTGTCACTCTAGTGCTTTAGAAATGTATGCAAGTTCGGGAATGATGGGGTGCTATGAGAAAAGAGCTTGGAATAATCCCTCTTCTGTCCATGCATGCTTGTATGAGAATTACGGTGAAAACCTTTACGGTGGTGTGCATGATTGTTCTGTTGTGCTTTACGATACTGATTTAGGTTACAACCGATATGCTTCAAATTGTTATAACAATAAAGGCTACTACGAGACCTACGTTATATATGAGAAAGCGAGATGTCCATCTGGCGAGCGATTTAATAGCTCAACGATAGCCTGCGAGCCTAAATGTGACTATGGGACGAATCCCGATGGCACCTGTATGGACGCTTGCCAGTTCAAAAAATCCATTGATGAAATCAAATCACTTCAGTGGTTGGCTTATGTCTACGGCGAACAAGTGACAGGGTCATGTTATGGCGATTATGGCGCAACCCGTTGTGAACTAGAACGTATTCCTAGTGATACTACGCTGTGTACGGGGGTTGATTCCGGCCAATGGACGCAAAACACCATCTGTCATGGTAACTTTCAGTTCACAGGCAACCAGTGTGAAGGCGGTACACTCTTCTGGGGTAAAGATGGCCCTGACACCCCTATTATTCCTGATGACCCAATTCATGACCCTGACGACCCAACAGGTGACATCGAAGACCCTAGCGTATTACCTGATGGCTCAACCAATACGGTGAATCCACCGGATACCGACGGTGAGCCAGACGTGGAAGAGCCTGACACCGATGAATCGACAGACACGGCAGTTCTGAAAGCCATTACTGGGATGAATAAGGACGTCAACAAAGCGCTGAATGACATGAACATCGACATCAATCAAGCCAGTGCTGACGTTCAAAACCAAATCATTGCGCTGAACGCATCGATGGTCACCAACACGCAAGCCATTCAAAAGCAGCAAATCAACGACAACAAGATTTACGAAAACACTAAGGCCCTTATCCAACAAGCGAATGCTGACATCACCACGGCCATGAACAAGAACACCAATGCCATTAATGGTGTGGGTGACGATGTAGAGAAAATTGCAGGGGCAATGGATGGTATCGCGGATGAAGTTTCCGGTATTTCTGACACCTTAGACGGTATCGCAAACACAGATACGTCTGGTGCAGGTACGGGTGGTACGTGTATCGAGTCCCAAAGTTGTACTGGCTTTTATGAATCGGGCTATCCCGATGGCTTAGGTGGTTTGGTGTCCGGTCAGTTAGATGATCTTAAACATAACACCATCGACAACTTTGTGAACTCGTTTGGTGACCTCGACTTATCCAGTGCCAAGCGCCCTTCTTTCGTGCTTCCTGTGCCGTTCTTCGGTGACTTCAGTTTTGAGGAGCAAATCAGCTTTGATTGGGTGTTCGGTTTTATTCGTGCGGTGCTCATCATGACGTCAGTGTTTGCAGCGCGTCGTATTATTTTTGGAGGTTAATATGGACTGGTTAGTCGATTTATTTAACAAGCTGTTGGTGTTCCTCTATCAGCTTTTAATCTCGCTGGTCAACATGCTCAAAGACCTGTTCTTTTGGGCGGTTGAGCAAATCATGGCAATGGTGAATCTGTTGCTCTCTGGTGTATTCTCCCTATTCGCTCCGGTCGATATGAGCCAGTACATGACCAGTATTCCGCCTACGGTGGCTTGGGTCATGGCGGCGGTCGGTGTGCCTCAATGCCTGTCTATCATTCTGGCCGCTATTACGGTGCGCTTGATGCTGCAATTGATTCCGTTTACGAGGTTAGGCTCATGATATACGCCATAGCAGGAAGACCAGGTGGCGGTAAAACCTATGAGGCGGTTGCCTACCACATTATTCCGGCCATTAAGGATGGCCGTAAAGTCATCACCAATATCACCTTAAACATTGATTGGTTCGTTAAGGTGTTTGGTGAAGACGTTCGAGAACTCATCAAAATCGTCGATGGCCGTTTAACGGATTTTGGTTCAACCTCGCGCCCGTTCAGCCAGATTGAAGACTACTCCGACGAATGGCGTAATGAAAAAGGACAAGGGCCACTTTATGTGGTCGATGAGGCGCACATGAGCTTGCCAAGTCGAGGCTTGGCCGCGCCCATTCTAGAATGGTACTCAATACACCGTCACTACGGTGTCGATATCATCTTGCTCACGCAGAACATCCGCAAAGTGCATCGAGACATTAAGGACATGATTGAAGTGACTTACCGATGCACAAAGAACACGGCCATGGGCTCAACCAGTTCTTACACCAAGAAAGTGCAAGATGGTTGTGCCGGTGAAGTGGTAAACACCTCTACCCGATTTTATAAGTCAGAGTACTTCCCGTTCTATAAGAGTCATTCGCAATCCAACAAGCAAGTGCAGGAAGCCGAAGCAAAAGACATTCGCCCGTTCTGGAAGCGTTGGCCTGTCGTCGGAACGGTGGTGCTGTTATCGCTTGGGTTAGTTTTCAATATCTGGGCTTGGTGGCCGGAGCCAGAGCAACCACCCGACCCCGTTAAACCACCACAACCAGTACAAGCGCAGCTGCCTGACGGAACGCCAACGGTAGATACGGCAGAAACCAAAGCTAAGAAGAAAAAGAAAGCATCAGGGTTCGGGCCTTTGGAAGACTACGACTTCTATATCACCGGATACGCAAAGCAAATCGCCTACGCCAAACGGCTGAAATATGCTGCCGAACTCGACCGTGACCTGACGTTCTACAAGATATACATCGATGTGTACGATGGTCGCGACAAGCTATTCAGTTTCGACCATCTGGACTTGGTAAAGATAGGGTATCAGTTCGAAGTGTTGAGCGACTGCGTATATCGAGTGACCTGGGAAGAAACAGAAAGGATCTTCACATGCGGCCAAAGAGAAAAGCCATCAGATATATTGCAGCAAAACATGCCTGTCCATATCTAGACCGCTCGCCACAGCGTCGAAGCTAGCGCAGTCTGCGTAGACCGAGGAAGCGGAACATGTAGGACACCAAACCTTGGCACTTCCACACCGAACTTAACTAAGGGGCTCTATACGAGCCCTTTTTCATTACGTGCGCGGTATTGCGAGCATTTTGGGAGGGGCCCGCTTTGCGGGAGGGACCTAAAAGCGGAGCAAACCCCCGAATCTGTATTACGGGGGTAAATTCCCACTCAGAACTAGAGTTGTGTGCTTACACCGAAAAGATTAACTCGATACAGACTAAAAACCAGATTGCGAGTATTGCAAAATTAACTAATGATCGTTTTATACGTGACTCTATTATGCTACAAATGTCAGTGCCATGTAATGTGATAGTAGGGAGATACCTTGTACAAGTGTTATGACTTAGATTTTCAAAACTTGGAAGTTTTCTTTGATAACGTCATCGAACTGATTGGACAAGACTACGTTCACTCCTTTGAACTAGACTTAGAAAGAAAGAAAAAACATATCGAAAAGTCACTACATGACTTTTATCTAGGTAATGGTGATTTAGATGCAACAGCCCTCAAGGAAACTTGGTTTCCAGAAATAGAAAACACTCATATATTTTTGTCTCATTCACACAAAGATAAAAAACTCGCTATACAAATCGCAGCGATGCTTAAATATATTTTAGGGCTAAATGTTTTTATAGATTCTTGTATATGGGGCTATGCAGATGAATTGCTTTTTGAAATAGATAATAAATACGCATTAAATCCTAATACTAACACATATTCTTATGAGACAAGAAATCGAACAACAAGTAATATATATCTTATTTTGCAGTCTTCATTAATGACTATGATTGACTCTGCTGAATGTCTGTTTTTTTTAAACACAGAAAACACAGTTACTTCACTTAAAGATCAGTCTCAAATTGAAACTCGTACATCTTCACCTTGGATTATGTCAGAGTTACAATTTAGTTCAATCGCACGTAGAAGGCAAAGCTCCCACGCAAATAGAAAAAACGAGATGTATCTTGTAAATAAAGCTCAAGGCGTATCTAATGATATGAATTTTCAAATGTCCCATAAATTACCTATGGAACACTTGAAAAAACTGAGTCTTCCAGATTGGTACTTTTGGGTACAATCCAGCATAAGCAAAGATGTTGAAGGGTACGATGCACTTACTTTTTTGTATGAAAATTTTTAAGTAGCGAGGTAAAAAATGAATGATGCAGAGATTAAACACCTTGAGTTTATTCAAAATATTATAACGAGGATGAACTCAAATTCATTTCAAATAAAAAATTGGGCCATTACTATTTTTACAGCACTTATAGCATTATTTGGAAGTAGTCAGAATAATTTTTTCTTATTTATATCATTTTTGCCTTGCCTCTTATTTTGGCTTCTTGATGCTTATTATCTTCAGCAGGAAAGGATATTTAGAGGGATTTATAATGATGTAGCTAAATTATCAGATTCACCTCAATTTCAACGACTTTTCGAACTTAATACCTCATTATATAAAGGCGGCGACTATAGTTACTTAAAGTCTTTCTTATCAAGAACAATATTAAAAGTTTATCCACCTTTAATTTTATTGGCATTTTCTCTACATTTTGTAGTATCAGGTAGTTTTCTTCCTGTATATTTAAATATCTTATCAAAGTAATAATAAGGCTCCTATTCAGGAGCCTCAGATTCAAATTAAATGTTTTAAGACTCTCGCATACTTCAAGATTTGATGGGCAACTTTTATATCGTTTGATGCACCTAACTCTAGTAAGGCAACTCCAATCAATACTTGCTGAGCAGTGACCAACTGCCCCGTTGGAAGCTCCAATCGATCATGCCTCATTACGAAGTTTTCCCAATCTTCACAAGAGCTCAGTTCCCTGCCCTTATTCATCCTCATTAAGCGTTTACACTCAGGGGGAATACTTTTTCCCTTATCCCATTCTTTGACTGTTCTCACAGTTTTTAAACAAAGTTTGGCAGCTTCTTCGATGGTTAAACCACATTCAAATTCACGAAAAATATAGTTTTTAGTCATTTCGTGATACTTCATTGAATTGTCCCTCAAAAGAGAGACATTTTATAGGATACGCATATGCAATCGCATTCAACATAAGCGCCCATAATACGCACTTTAGAGTTAGAAGATTAGCATTGAAGATGATAGCTTGGTGACGCCGTATTTGGCTTTTCGCTTTATAGACTGCAGTAGCCGATTAAGGTCCTGCACTGTATCTTTGATTACGTTCGACACTATACGCGTTTGTTCTGCATCTTGCTCATTCAAGTAGACGAACAGTTGGATTGGATATTCCATTATTTCTCTGCAACTTTCTGAGTTAACAAGATCTTTGAACCGTGACTTACTTGATCTATCAGTTCAAGCTGGCGTTCTTGAAGTTCTGATACTAACTCTGCTGGGCATGAGCTAGTGTTTAAGTTATATCAGATAAGCAACCTAACGATTGCTTAAAGCCTTTGTCTGCAAATTTACTGCTCATTATATCCTTTCGATAACTTATGTTTTAAGTTATCGAAAGGATGGGAAAATTCAATGTTCTCACTTATGGGCACGTATTTTTCATCCCCAAAAGTGTAATTATTACATTAGCTTTATAGGAACAAGGCATCCATTAGATGTAAACTCTCTACTGTTCAATCTATACCTAGATCTTTCTTCATATGTTCACTCAACTCGCTAGTGGTTCTTACATTAATTTTATGTTTGCAATGATGGATTCTCAACTCTTCACCAAATAATTTCACTAATGATTTTGTATACAAAGCACTAATATTATTTATTATT